ATAACAGTTTAGGAACATTAGTTGTATCTGACATGTCTAGTTTGTTGGAAGAGAATGATATCGTTGTTGGAGACTACTCAAACGCAACATATACAGTAGACACCGTAGATTTGAATCCAATTAAAACCGTATCTATTGTGGTAACACCAGATCCAGCATCAGCTAATGCAGACGATGATTACGGATTTACTACCACGATCACTGAATTTCCTGACACATTATGAAAACAGATAAATCATTAGCTGACATATTTGATATCAATCCTATCGGAACACAAAGTCTTCCCGCACCAATTGTCGTTCAAAGCGACATTGATTCTGACTTTGAGTTTGCTAGAAATAATATTCGCGAGCTTGCAGAAAAAGGTAAAGCTGCGGTTGACAATATATTGCAAGTTGCGTCAGCAACGGATCATCCAAGAGCATATGAAGTTGCAGCAAACTTACTGAAGAGTATGTCCGATATCAATAAAGACTTGATTGAATTACAAAAGAAGAAACGCGATCTGATGCCTCAGAAAGAACAGCCACAAATTACGGTAGATAAAGCTGTGTTTATCGGTTCAACCTCAGATTTGATAAAACAAATAAAACAAATAGGATAAAAATGGAACAGCTAGTACAGCAACTAAAAACAATTTTGGGCACAAACTTCGGTTTGTATTTCAAAACACACACTTTTCACTGGAACATTGAGGGATCAGATTTTGTTCAGTACCATGGATTTTTAGGTGAAACATACACACAAATATTCAACAATACGGATTTGATTGCGGAGAAGATTAGAATGTTGGGTGTATATGCTCCAACAGGCATTTCTCGTATGATTGAACTGTCAGACGTTACAGAAAATGCAAATATTCCTGATGCTAGAAGCATGTTGTCGGAACTTGTGACAGATAACGGTAAAATGATTTATCATCTACGTGCAGGAATCGTTGCTGCGGATAGCGCAAATGAGCCAGCGATAGGAAATTTTCTACAAGATTTATTAGATCAACATCAAAAGATAAACTGGTTCTTGAAGAGTCTTATTAAGTAATGGCATATGCTGGTGGTTATAACGGTAACTCAAGTCTGAAGAGGGCGGATGTTGAAATAGAATACACCCGCGATCAACTAATTGAGATTACCAAATGTATCAAAGATCCTGTGTACTTCATCACGAAGTATGTCAAGATCGTCAACGTTGATGAGGGTTTAGTACCGTTCAATATGTGGCCTTTCCAAGTGGAAATGGTCAAGGGGTTTCATGCAAATAGATTCTCTATAGCAAAAATGCCTCGACAGGTGGGTAAAACAACCACGGCTGCTGGTTACATGTTATGGTGTGTGTTGTTTACGGATGATTATAAGATTGCTATTCTCGCAAACAAGGGTGATCTAGCTAGAGATATTCTAGGAAGAATCAAGTATGCATTTGAATATCTTCCTCTTTGGATGCAGCAAGGCATTGTTGAATGGAACAAAGGAAACATTGTTCTTGAGAACGGATCAGAAATTTCTGCATATGCAACAAGTGCGGCTGGTGTTCGTGGTGGATCATATAACTTAGTTTTTTTGGATGAATTTGCTTTCGTTCCACAAAACATGGCAGTTGAATTCTTTACGTCCACCTATCCTGTTATTTCATCCGGTAAAACTACCAAAGTTATTATTGTCTCAACGCCACATGGTCTGAATATGTTCTATAAAATGTGGACCGATGCTGTTGAAAAGCGTTCTTTGTACGTTCCATTGGAGGTTCACTGGTCCATGGTACCAGGTAGAGATGCAAAGTGGCGAGATGAGACAATCAGAAACACAAGTGAAGAGCAGTTCAGGCAAGAATTTGAGACTGAGTTCTTGGGTTCATCAGCAACTTTGATTCCAGGATCAAAATTGAAGACACTAACATTCAACTATCCTATATCAACGGAAGAATATCTACAAATTTTTGAGCTTCCTAAAGCCGGGCATACATATATCGCTGTGGTTGATTGTGCTGAAGGTGTTGGTTTAGACTATTCAGTATGTTCAGTCATTGATGTTACTGAGTTGCCATACAAACATGTTGCTAAATTCAGAGATAATAAACTATCTCCTATGATATTTCCAACGTATGTCTATAATTTGGTGAATAGATATAACAGAGCTTGGGTTCTAGTGGAAACAAACAGTGTTGGTCAACAGGTTGTGGACATTCTTCACTACGACCTTGAGTATGAAAACATCTTCAGGATTGAACATCATGAGATAAAGGGTCAGCACATATCATCAGGCTTCAAAAAAGGTGCTGCATATGGCGTAAAAACATCAAAGACAGTAAAAAAGATTGGCTGTGCCAACTTGAAGACGCTAATTGAAACGGATAAACTCATCACGAATGACTTTGATGCCATCGCCGAACTCAACACATTCGTCAGGGTAAAAGAGTCTTATGAAGCTGAAGAGGGTAATAATGATGATATTGTTATGACTCTTGTTCTATTTTCTTGGTTGACTGCACAGTCTTACTTCAAAGAAATCACAGATTCAGACGTTAGACAGAGACTGTTGGACGAAAGAAATCTACAAATGGACGATGAGATGTTACCTGTCGGTGAGCTGGATGATGGTCTACAAGAACAAAAAGAATTTGATGGAACAGACTTGTGGACAAATATTGGTCAAAGAGGTTACATGTCCTCAAGTTTATAAAAACATAAATAGAATAATAAGATTCAGTTCTATAAAAATAATAAGGAGAACAAAATATGGCTTTTCAATTGTCACCAGGAGTTCAAACCTCCGAAGTAGATTTGACAACAGTTGTTCCCTCTGTTGCAACTACTATTGGTGGTTTAGCTGGAGATTTTGCATGGGGTCCAGTCAATGAGGTAACAATCATCACTGACGAACTTCAACTTGCAAACAGATTCGGTAAACCAAGCGATAGCACCTACGAAACTTTCTTCACAGCAGCCAACTTCCTATCTTACGGTAGTGATTTGCGCGTTGTTCGTGCGGTCGGTGCAGGTGCACTTAATGCAGCAACGGGTACAGCGGTTTTGATAGAGAACGAAACTGACTATCAACAAAATCACAGCGCAAACACTGCAGGCGAAACATTCTACGCAAAATATCCAGGCACACTAGGCAACTCTATCCGTGTTTCGATGGTAGATTCAAACACGTATACTGGCTGGACATATGCAGGTAATTTTGATTCTGCTCCAGCAACATCAGACTTTGCTACGGATCGTTCATCTTCAAATGATGAGATGCACATTATCGTTGTGGACACTACAGGTAAAATTTCAGGAACAGCAAACACAATTCTTGAGAGATTTGGTTACGTTTCAAAGGCATCTGATGCGAAATCAGCAGACGGTTCAAGCAATTACTACAAAGATGTTATCAACAATCGTTCAAAGTACTTGTGGTTTGGTGGTCACAGACTAGGTAACTGGGGTACAGCAGCATCTGGTGCAGTTTCTTATGCAGTACTAGTAGCAGCATTCAGTGCAACTTTAGCTAACGGCGCAGATGTATCACCAGTTGCAGCTAATACTAGCACAGCATTAGACTTGTTTGCAAACGCAGATTCTATTGATGTATCATTGTTGATGGCTGGAGCTACAAACAGTGCTGTTATTCCAAACAAGCTGGTTGCTCTAGCAGAGTCACGTAAAGACTGCATGGTATTCATTTCACCAGATAAGGCAGACGTTGTTGACAATGCAGGCTCTGAATCAGTTGACATTACATCAACAGTAGCAACATTCACATCATCCTCATATGCAGTTGTGGATAGTGGATGGAAATATCAATACGATAAATACAATGACGTATATCGTTGGGTACCGTTGAATGGTGATATTGCTGGTCTATGTGTTCGTACAGATAGTGAGCGCGATCCATGGTTCTCACCAGCAGGAACAACTCGCGGTGTTATCAAAAACGTTGTCAAGTTAGCTTGGAATCCAAACAAAGCTGAACGAGATTCTCTGTATCAAAAAGGCGTAAACTCAGTTGTTACCTTCCCAGGTGAAGGCACTATTCTATATGGTGATAAAACTTTCTTGAATCGCCCAAGTGCATTTGATCGCATCAACGTTCGTAGATTGTTCATCGTACTAGAAAAGTCAATTGCTAGAGCGGCAAGATCATCACTGTTTGAATTCAATGATGACTTCACACGCGCAGCATTTGTAAACTTGGTTGAGCCATATCTACGTGATGTAAAAGGTCGCCGTGGTGTGTATGATTACAGAGTTGTATGTGATACCACAAACAACACAGGTGAAGTAATTGACCGTAACGAATTTGTCGGTGACATTTACATCAAGCCTGCTCGTTCAATAAACTTTATCCAACTGAACTTTGTTGCAGTACGCACTGGCGTAGCATTCGAAGAAGTCGTTGGCAAGTTCTAATAAATAGAGATAGGAGAAACTAAATGGCATTTAACATTAACGAATTCCGCTCTCAGATGCAGGGAGATGGAGCCCGCCCAAATTTATTTGAGGTGTCTCTACCATTTCCTGCATTTGCATTGCCAGGAAACGCACAGCAAAAAATCAGCTTCATGTGTAAGACTGCTCAATTGCCAGGCTCTACAGTCAACTCAGTTCCTGTCCAATACTTTGGTCGTGAATTGAAGTTTGCTGGCAACAGAACCTTCCAAGATTGGTCTATCACGGTCATCAACGATGAGGACTTTATAATCCGTAACGCTTTTGAGCGTTGGATGAATGGTATCAATGGACATGCAACCAACATCCGTAATCCAGCCGCAGCAACTGCACTGGGTTATAGCACTGATGGTGAAGTTCGCCAATACAGCAAAGCTGGTGATGTGATCAAGAAGTACAAATTTGTTGGATTATTTCCAACAGACCTATCAGCAATTGATGTTGATTGGGGTTCTAACGATACTATTGAAGAATTTACTGTGAACTTGACCTATCAATGGTGGGAAGCAGTAGAGGACCTAGTAGTCTAATAAGATAGGGGCACATCGCTCCTATCTTCTCATAATGAAAAGAAAATACGAATGGCAATAAAATTATTCGGTTTCACGTTAGGTGATAAAGACATTATCAAAAAAGAGGATCCTAAACAGTCCTCGTTTGCGCTTCCGACCGAAGCGTTGGATGATGGCGCAGTAACGATAACACAAAACGCACACTACGGTACATACGTAGACTTGGAAGGCTCAGTTCGTAACGAACTTGAGTTGATCACACGATATCGTGAAATGTCTAATCATCCTGAGTGTGACCAAGCAATTACTGAAATTGTTGATGAAGCCATTACTCATGATAAAGATGGTAAAGTTGTAGATATCGTTCTTGATGATCTAAAACAACCAGAGTCTATCAAAAAGAAAATACGAGAAGAGTTTGAAACTATCACTAAGATGTTGAACTTTTCAAACTTAGCTGACGATATTTTCCGTAGATGGTACATCGATGGTAGAATTTACTATCATGTTATCGTCAATGAACAAAATCCTAAAGAGGGTATTCAGGAACTAAGATACATTGATCCACGAAAAATTAGAAAAGTTCGTGAAGTTCAAAAGGGCCGTGATCTAAAAACTGGCGCAGATATTATCAAGTCTGTTGCTGAATACTATCTTTACAATGATCGTGGTACAACCACACAAGCATTTACTGCCGCAGCTAATGCTGGACTGAGAATTGCACCAGAATCAATCATCAATGTCAACTCAGGCATGATGGATGCAAAGAATACATTTGTTATTTCACATCTACACAAAGCAATCAAGCCACTAAATCAGTTGCGCATGATTGAAGATGCTGTTGTTATCTACAGAATTAGTCGTGCGCCAGAACGTAGAATTTTCTACATTGACGTAGGTAATTTGCCAAAAGGTAAAGCTGAACAGTATCTGCGTGACGTAATGGTCAAGTATAAGAACAAGATGGTCTATGACGCAAACACAGGTGAGTTGCGCGATGATCGCAAGCACATGTCTATGCTTGAAGACTTCTGGTTACCTAGACGCGAAGGCGGCAAAGGTACAGAAATCACAACACTTCCTGCTGGTCAAAACTTAGGTCAGATGGAAGACGTACAGTATTTTCAAAAGAAACTATTACAGTCTATGAACGTTCCTTACTCACGCATGGAACAACAAAGTGGTGGCATGGTTGGTCTAGGTAGATCAACTGAAGTTACTAGGGATGAATTGAAGTTCAACAAATTCATTACCAAAATTCGTAACAAGTTCTCACAGATTTTTGACCATGCACTGAAGACACAATTAGTTCTAAAAGGAATCTGCACTTCAGAAGAGTGGGATGAATTTAGAGATAAGATTTATTACGACTACAGAAAAGACAACAACTTTACTGAGTTGCGTGATGCTGAGTTGTGGCAAAACAGATTGCAAATGTTAGGACTGGTTGATCCATATGTTGGAAGATATTTCTCACAGGAGTGGGTCAAGAAAAACATCCTACAATTGACTGACGATGATATTAAAGCAATGGACAAACAGATAGGAAGTGAGCCAGAACCTGTGCAGATGGGACCAGATGGAAGACCATTGCCACCAGATCAAGGTCAAGAACAAGATCAGGAACAAGTTGATCCTGCTGATTTTCCACCTGAGGATAACATATCAG